GTAGCAAAAATTGGTGCTCAGTATGGTACAACAACCGCTGGTTATTTTGACCTAGATACTGACTCTAACGGCCGTTGGTCTGTTGAACGTTTCAAAGGTTTGATTTTCCAAATTGAACGTGATGCTAACGTTATTGCAAAACAAACTCGTAGAGGTAAAGGTAACGTGATGATCGTATCATCTGACGTTGCTTCTGCTATGGCAATGGCTGGCGTTCTTTCTTACACACCTGCTCTACAATCTGACCTACAAGTTGATGACACTGGTAACACCTTTGCAGGTATGTTGCACGGTCGTATCAAAGTGTACATTGATCCATACTATGGTGGTTACACATCTAACCAAGAGTTGGTGACAATTGGTTATAAGGGTTCTTCTCCTTATGATGCTGGTCTATTCTACTGCCCTTACGTTCCTCTACAAATGGTTCGTGCAGTTGACCAGTTCACATTCCAACCTAAGATTGGTTTCAAGACTCGTTACGGCATGGTTGCAAACCCATTTGCTGAAGGTCTAACTGCTGGTAACGGCCGTTTGAACTCTCAATCAAACGTGTACTACCGTCTGTTCGCAGTTAAAAACCTAATGTAATTAGGAAGCCTCCGTCGAGAGGCATTTTAAAAGGGATCTTCGGATCCCTTTTTTTTGGCGCCTAAATAGTTATATGTATTTTTTATAAGGAATCAAAATGATTAAATTTATCAAATCTTTTTTCTCAAAGAAGACTCCACCAGTTGAACAACCTAAAGTAGAAGTATATGTTGCACCAGTAGTAGTGCCAGAACCAGTTGTAGAAACAGTGACGGTTCCTGAGGTTTCAAATCCTATTATTGAAACGACTGTAATTACAGCAAAAGAAACTAAAGTTATTGTTGATGCGCCTGTAACTCCAGAAAAGAAAAAACGTAAATCAAATAAATCAAAATAATGACTGCGTTATTAAGAACTCCTAGTAATACAAATTTACTACAACCTTCCAAGTTTATCTTGGCATTTAATCGTTTGCCAACGGTTCAGTTTTTTTGTCAAGAAGCTAATTTGCCTGGTGTAACACTTGGTTCTACGGAGTTTGCAACGCCTTTACTTAATGTTCCTATTGCAGGGAATAAATTGTCGTATAATGAGTTTGACATAACCTTTATGGTAGATGAACAATTGCAATCTTGGAATGAATTATATAAATGGTTGTTGGCGATAGGTTCTCCAAAAAGTACAGAAGAAAGAACGCAACTAAATTACTTACAAAATAATCATACAACAGGTCAAAGTTATTATTCCGACTCATCACTAACAATTATGTCAGCCCTAAATAATCCGTTATTGAGAGTAAACTTTCAAAGAATGTTTCCTATTTCTATTTCAGACATTAAATTTGATACACAATTAAGTGCTGACACAATCGTAACTGCAACTGCAACATTTCAATATGAGTTTTTTGAAATAACACCTGCTTAACTTTTTTATTTTATATTATGGAAAACCTTGAACAAATTTTAGAATACTGGACAGCTGATTCTGACATAGACCAAACAGAACCAGGAAAAGAACTTTTAAAGATACCAAAACTTCACAACAAGTATTTGTCTATACTTACTAAACACAAAATTGCTTCCAAACGCATACATTTTGATTACATGCGTATGCGTAAGATTAAATATGAATACTATTCTGGCAAAATGGATCAAGATGACTTAGAAAAGTATGGATGGGAACAATTTGGTTACACACTTAAATCTGATATGCCAACATACTTAGAATCTGATAATGATTTAATCAAATTGTTAGAAAAAAAAATCTACCATGAAGAAGTTGTATCTGTCGTAGAGTCTATTATGGGTGAACTCAAACAAAGAACATGGCAATTAAGAGAATATATTGCATGGGAGAGATTCATTGGAGGACAATAATCATGTGTTTTTATCTCAAGTAAATGAAGTTTACATGAAGATAAAATGCGAGAAACACATTGCACAAGAGATTTCTGAATTTTTTACATTCTTTGTTCCAGGACACCAATTTGTTCCTGCGTTTCGTAACAGAATTTGGGATGGAAAAATTAGACTCTTTGATTTAAGAAATGGCCAGTTATACATTGGACTATTAAACTATTTGGAAGAGTTTTGTGAATCCAGAGATTACACAATTGGTTACCATGAAAATGCTGCACACTTAGGAATAGAAGATGATTTTTCCGTATATCATGCCAAGAAGTTTGCATCTAATTTAAACCTGCATTCTCGTGGTCAAAAGATTGAAATACGGGATCATCAGGTGGATGCACTATGCCATGCAATGCAAAAACGTAGGACATTATTGTTATCTCCAACCGCATCAGGCAAATCATTGATTATATATTTGTTGGTTAGGCAACTGTTAGACTATAAAAATTTTAAAGGATTAATTATTGTTCCAACTACATCATTGGTCGAACAACTATACTCCGACTTTGCTGATTATTCCAGTGAGAATGATTTTGATGTTACAAAAACGGTACATAGAATATACCAAGGTAAGGATAAAAATTCAGAAACTGCTAAATTGTACATTTCAACATGGCAATCACTTTATCAAATGCCATCAAGTTATTTTGAACAATTTGACTATGTTATTGGTGATGAAGCGCATTTATTCAAGGCTCAATCACTTACAAAGATATTAACGTCATGTATCAACGCAAAATATCGAGTAGGACTCACTGGAACGCTTGACGGCACTAAGACGCACAAGTTAGTATTGGAAGGGCTCTTCGGTTCAACCAAGCGCGTTATAACGACAAAAGAGTTGATTGACAAGAATGAACTGTCTAAATTTGAAATAAAATGCCTTATTTTGAAACATCCAGATGAAATTTGTTTAGAAATGAAAAGTAAAGATTATCAAGCAGAGATACAATATCTAATTGCAAACGAACAACGAAATAAGTTCATCAAGAATCTTGCGGTTAGTTTAGGTAATAATACACTTATATTATATCAAATGGTTGCCAAACATGGACAAATCCTCTATGATATGATTAAGAACACCGAGAAAATTGGTGAACGAAAGGTCTTTTTTATTTCAGGTAACACAGAAACGGAAGACAGAGAGAATATTCGTAAGATTATGGAGACAGAAAATGATGCTATTGTTGTTGCTTCTTTTGGTACTTTTAGTACCGGAATTAACATTAGGAATTTACATAACATTATATTTGCATCTCCTTCAAAATCAAGGGTTCGCAATTTGCAATCAATTGGAAGAGGACTTCGGCAATCTGAAAATAAAGAAATAGCAACACTTTATGATATTGCGGATGATTTACGTTATAAGAAACATATGAATTTTACATTAAAGCATTTTGTTGAAAGAGTGAAGATATATACAGATGAGAAATTTCCCTTTAAGACCTATAAAATAGGACTCAAAAAATGATTAAAATAGCCAGACTTGTTGAAGGCACCGATGTTGTGTCTGAAATAGATGAAATTGTGGAGGGTGAATTTCTATTCACTAATCCCATGGCTTTTTCTATTCAAAATAGAGGAATAACATCACATATAACTTTAGCATTTTATCTACCTCAAGCTTTTATAGAAAAAAATGAAATGATCCTATCAAGGAAAGATATATTGTTTTTCCTTAATCCAAAAGAAGAATTCTGCGAATACTATGAAAACTCTGTGAACCAATACTATGAAGTAGAAAAAGAAGATGAACCTCTGTCTGAAAAAATGAAAAACATTATGATAAAGGCCTTTATCGAACTAGATCCAGAAGAAAAGGTAATTCATTAATTTCAATGGTCAACACCGGGAGACTAACATTAGTCAAGCCCCTTTGTCAACACTTATTTTGGTATACTTACATGAGCTCTAAACATTACATTAACAACGCAACCTTTCTCCAAGAATTATTGGCATACAAAGAAAGAAAAAAGAAGAATCCAAAAGAACCAATACCAAATTATATTGGTGAATGCTGGATGAAAATTGCCGAAGGGTTATCACATAAACCTAACTTCATTAGTTATTCCTACAGAGATGAAATGATTTCTGATGGTATCGAAAACTGCCTTATGTACTTTGAGAACTTTGATCCAACAAAGTCTTCCAATCCATTTGCATATTTTACACAGATAATATACTTTGCTTTCCTAAGGCGTATCCAAAAAGAAAAGAAACAACTATATATTAAATACAAATCTACTGCACAGATGGGTATTTTGGATGAGTATGAGATGACTGATATGGACACAGGTTCTTCTAAACAATTTGAACTGTATGATAATATTGCTGAATTCATTGAAAATTATGAAATAAGTCAATCAAAGAAGAAAGCAGACAAGAAACTTGCCAAAAAACCAAAAGGTATTGAAGCTTTCTTGGAAGGTCCTAGTGAGTTAGAAATAAACTTACTTGAAAATGAATTTGTAACTTTTGAGGAGTAATTATGTTAGTTATGCCAGATAATATGATAGGCAAACCAGTAGGTTTTACTTGTTCAACTTTTGACCTACTTCATGCAGGACACATTCTTATGCTTGCAGAGAGTAAACAAGTCTGTGACTACTTGATTGTTGGTGTCCAGAGTGATCCTACGATTGATAGGCCTGGTACCAAAAACAAGCCAGTACAGTCTATCGTTGAGAGATACGTTCAACTATCCGCAGTTAAATTTGTAGATGAAATTATCGTTTATAATACCGAAAAAGACCTTGAAGATATGTTGATGTTTTTGCCTATTACTGTTCGCATTATTGGTGAAGAATATAAAGATAAAGATTTTACCGGTAAACAAATCTGTGATGAACGTGGCATCAAAATTTGGTATAATTCTAGGTCACATAGATTCAGTTCCTCGGAATTAAGACAGAGAACCTATGAATCGGAAATGAAGAAAAAAGTTAAGTTGGTTGATACTGAATGGGATAGTACCAAAAAAGACTTGACAAAATGAATCTTTTAGACTATAATGAACATAACCTTGCCTTAATTTCTGGATTAATACTTAAAAACTTAACCTATGACCTGTTACCTAGGAAATGGTGGGGTAAAAATTCAACCAATCCATTATTTGGCCATTGCCATAATGCTACCGGTTGTTTATATAAAATATTTGGCCATAAGGCAATGCACGCTTATAAAGCTTTAGACCATGAAGGTGTTTGGCATTGGTGGGCTATAGATAAAGAAAACAAGATTATTGATTTGACTGCTGCACAATATACAAGTAGAGGAAAGAATCCTCCATATGCAGAAGGCAACAAAGCTAGTTTATTAGGCTTTGAATATCGAAAACGAATCGTAAGACTTACAGATAGGGTAATGTGTGAATATGAAGGCAGCAATAATAACGGATCAACACTTTGGAGCTAGGAATGATTCTATCCACTTTTTGGACTACTATGAGAAATTTTATAAAAATACTTTTTTTCCTACTATTGATGCTTGTGGCATACGATCTGTACTCATTCTTGGAGATACTTTTGACCGCAGAAAGTATATCAACTTTTTCTCTTTAAAAAGAACAAAAGAAATGTTCTTTGATCCTCTATCTGAAAGAGGTATTGAAGTACATATGTTGGCGGGCAACCACGACACATACTTCAAAAATACCAATGACGTTAATTCAGTAGATTTGTTATTGAAAGAATATGGCAACATTAATGTGATTGATAGTCCTTCTGAAATATATGTTGGTCCGCATAAAATTTGTATGATGCCTTGGATTTGTCCAGAGAATCACCATAATTCTCTGGATATGTTAAAAGAAACTGATGCGAGTATATGCATGGGACATTTTGAAATTGCAGGTTTTGCCATGCATCGTGGCATGCCATCGGAAGAAGGTTTAAACCGAGAACTATTCAGAAAGTTTACACACACCTTTAGTGGCCATTATCACCACAAATCTAGCGCTAACGATATACATTATCTTGGTAATCCTTATGAGCTTACTTGGCAAGATTACAATGATGAAAGAGGATTTCACATCTTTGATTTTGAAAGTAAAGAACTTGACTTTTATAAAAATCCTAACATAATGTTCCATAGGATTGTATATGATGATAAAACTCAATCAATACAAGATATTATGGCAAAAGATGTAAACATGTATACCAACACATATGTTAAAGTTGTGGCAGTCAATAAGACTAATCCATATCTATTTGACCAATTGATGAACAAACTATACATGGTAAATCCACTCGATATTACCATTGTGGAAGATGTTTTAGACTTGACAGAAGGTGTGGAAGATGATAAGATAGATGAAGCGGAAGATACGATAACCATCATTAACAAATATGTTGATGCATTGGAGAATTCTGGTATCGATAACAATAAATTGAAAAATATGTTGAAAGAACTTTATGTTGAGGCATTGAATCTAGAACAAGTATGATAACTTTTCAGACTATTAGATGGAAGAACCTATTGTCCACAGGCAATAGTTTTACTGAAATTAAACTTGACAAATCTCCAAATACACTTATCATTGGAAACAATGGTGCCGGCAAAAGTACAATCTTAGATGCTTTGTGTTTTGGTTTGTTTGGTAAACCATTTCGTAAAATTAACAAACCAAATCTTGTAAATTCAATTAACAATACAGATACTGTAGTAGAAGTAGAATTCATTATTGGTAAAAAACAATATAAGGTTGTTCGTGGAATCAAACCAAATACATTCGAAATTTACTGCAATTCAATTTTATTGAATCAGGACGCCAGGGCTAAAGATTATCAAGAATTTTTAGAAAAATCAATTTTAAAATTCAATTTCAAATCTTTTACTCAAATTGTTATTCTTGGGTCTGCATCTTTTGTTCCTTTCATGCAATTGTCACCAGCTGATCGCCGGACAATCATAGAAGAACTACTTGATATACAAATTTTTACATCAATGAATGGTATTATTAAAGACCGTATGTCGGATATAAAAGAATCTACAACAAAAACAAAGTATGCAATTGAGTTGACTACAGAAAAAATAAAGTTACAAGAACAAAATATTGAACAACATAAGAAAAACAATGATGAAGAAATTGCAAAAAAGAAACAAGAAATTGTAGACAATGAGTTAATTAACTCACAGCTAACAAAAGACATTTTACTGATTACTAAACATATTGAAAAATTATCTACCAAAATTACTGACAAGTTGGATGTTGAAAAACGATACAAAAAGTTTGTACAAGTCGAAGCTAAAATGTCATCCACACATTTAAAGGTAGAAAAAGACATTCAGTTCTATGAACATAATGATGATTGTCCTACATGTAAACAAGTAATCACAACAGAATGGAAAAATTCTCAGGTACAAGAAAAACAAAATAAGAAAACGGAAATAGAAGGTGCTCTGCAAACCATCATAGATGAAATGTCAAAACTTACCACCCGAACCAATGAAATCGTTGTTATTAACAAACACATTACAGAACACAATAATGAGGTCGTTAAACACAATTCCACAATCACTGCTGTCAATAACTATATCGTTAAATTGAATAGAGAAATTAAAGAATTGAGTGAACGCAAAGACAACCTAACAGATGTAAATGAGAAGTTAAAAGAACTCAGGTTAGAGTTGACCAATTTGGAGAAAGAACAAGAGAATTTGTCTGTTGATAAACACTACCATGAGTATGCTGCATCTTTGTTGAAAGACAATGGCATTAAAACCAAAATCATTAAACAGTATTTGCCCATTATAAACAAGTTTGTCAACAAGTATTTGAAGGCTATGGACTTCTTTGTCAACTTCAATTTGAATGAAAACTTTGAAGAAACAATCAAATCTAGGCACCGTGATGAGTTTAGTTATTCTAATTTCTCTGAAGGTGAAAAGATGCGTATTGATTTGGCATTATTGTTTACATGGAGACAAATTGCAAAGTTAAAAAATTCAACTAACACAAATCTGTTGATACTAGATGAGGTCTTTGATTCTAGCCTAGATACAGTAGGTACAGATGAGTTTTTAAAATTGATACATGAAATGGGCCAAGATACAAACATATTTGTTATTAGCCACAAAGGCGACCAACTCTTTGACAAGTTTAGGTCTATAGTTAAGTTTGAAAAAAAGAATAATTTTTCACAGGTGATAAAATGAGCGAAATATTTAAATATAATACAGAAGAATTAATACAACCAAAACAACAGGAAATTTCTGTTTTTGATTTGGTTCCTGAAAATTCACCAATACTTAAAGAAGTGTTGCCTGAGTTTGATTTTACAAATCCACCCATTAACCCCAATGAATTTGCTTCTAAGTTGGTAGAAACTTGTAAACATCATAATGGTTATGGCCTTTCGGCAAATCAATGTGGTTTTACACACCGTGTTTTTGTCATGGGTACAGGTGATGATTATGTGGCATTCTTTAATCCAAAAATTATAGAATCCATTGAAGAATGCCATATTGTAGAAGCTTGTTTATCTTTTCCATTGTTAGGCCTTAGGATTACTAGACCAAAAGAAGTTGTGGTAGAATACCAAGATTTTCTTGGTACCAAACATACCACAAGATTTAATGGCATATCTGCAAGATGTTTTCTCCATGAGCTTGACCACATGAACGGAATAGTATATACTGAACGTGCAAAACCGTTGGCATTAAAGTTTGGATTAGACAAACGCCAAAAAACAATGAAAACTTTTGTTAAGAATCAAACCAAATATATGAACGCAATGAAAAATGGCAAAATCGCAAATTGATCCCGTAGAAAAACAATGGGCGGATTGGTTAGAAAAAAACCCAACACACGAACACATTGACGTTGATAATCTGAAAAAAATTCTAATTGAAGATTTGTCCTATGCATCCAAAATGGATGTAAAAGAATACACATTATATCAAAAATGGTGTGAAGTTAAAGAACGTTATCCAACAGAAACGACATATACTTTGTTTGATGGTGAAGAACAACAAATGGTCAATAAAGACCAAGCAAAAATAGTTGAACTCGTTAAGAAAAACTTTTGGATGCCAACTGGTCCTGATGACTATGAGAAACTGCAACCAGTATTAGAATTATCTAATGGAGACCTTGCAGAAACATGGAATGCCATTCGCACATTTTCTTCCACAATGAAGAATAATTCAAACATTGGTCGTAATCTATTCTACACAGTCAAAGATGGAGTGTCAGGTAAGTACCTTGGTGTCATCTGTATATCATCAGACTTTCTTGACCTTACACCTAGAGACAGTGCAATTGGATGGTCTAGGGATGTTAAGACACAACAAAGTATGATTAATCATACAGCGATTGGTTCTACTATTGTTCCACTTCAACCTCTTGGTTATAGTTACATGGGCGGTAAATTGTTAGCGCTTCTTTGTTTGGCAGATACAGTACAAAAAGATTGGAAAGAAAGATATGGAGACACTCTTGTTGGGGTTACTACAACGTCATTATATGGAAAAACTAAGCTCAACGGACTTTCTCAGTATGATGGCCTGGAACATTGGCAAAAAATGGGATTTTCTTCTGGATCAGTTGCGTTTGAACCTTCTCGTTCTACTCGCAACATGGTATTTAATTGGATCAAAGAAAACGAACCAAGAAAATACTTCGAATGGTGGGAAGCAAAAAATCCACAAGGACTTCCACTAAAACGTGACCATAAAAATCGGTCGTTAAATTATGCTTATTCCAAACTTGGTATTCCAAAAGAATTGATTCGTACCGAACACCAACGTGGAATTTACTTTTCTCCGTTGTACAATAACACCAATGAATTCTTACGCAAAGAAATTAGTGATCCTGAGTTGGTTAAGTCCTTCGATACAAGTGAAGAAACTTTGGCCAACATATGGAAAACAAAGTATGCCAAAGGCCGTATTAGGCAATTACAGAAACAAAATAAAGTGTCATATGAAAATCTTTTCTATGACGATTTAATATATTTGTCTTGGGATGAAACCAAGGCTAAATATTTGCCACAAGTTGGCAGATGAGTTAAGTATACCACAAATACGCTTGACAAAAATCATATATAATAGTATGATGTTGATTCTCACGCAATGTGAGGTTTTTTAAATTATTAGGAGTTATATTATGGAAAAATTATCCGCAAAACAACGCATGTTGAACACTTTGAAGAAAACTGATGGTTACAACACGTTTACAACCAAACAAGCGCAAGCACGTTTTGGTATCAGCAATGTTGCTGCACGTATTGACGAACTTCGTCAAGAAGGTAATGTTATTTACACCAACACCAAGTACTTGGAAGATGGTCGTAAAATTTCTTTCTACCGTCTAGGTACACCAACCAAAGCTTTGGTTCAAGCCGCATTGAGCACTGGTTACTCACTAACTGCTTAATTAGCAATCCCTAAGCCACTCTCAGGGGCGGCTTTCCCTATTTTATGGAGTTTACATGGAAATAAGTATTAAAAAAGAAGAGCTTCAGAAGTACAGCATATTTGTTGCAACACCAATGTATGGTGGCATGAATCATGGTTTGTACATGAAAGCGTGTTTGGACTTGCAAGGCCTTTGTATGCAATACGGAATCCAAGTAAAGTTCTCTTTTTTGTTCAATGAATCTTTGATTACAAGAGCAAGAAATTATTTGGTCGATGAATTTTTATATCGTTCTGAATGTACTCATCTTTTGTTTATCGATTCAGATATTAACTTTAGTCCACAAGATGTTATTGCTATGCTGGCACTCAACAAAGAAGTTATTGGTGGTCCTTATCCGAAAAAAGCAATTAAATGGAAATCTATCAAGAAAGCTCTTGAAAAGAATCCTTCTCTAGAAGCTAATCTGTTAGAAAAAGTAGCAGGCGATTTTGTGTTTAATCCTGTTAAAGGAACATCACAATTTTCTGTAACACAACCACTAGAAGTTTTAGAAATTGGTACTGGTTTTATGATGGTTAAACGTGAAGTTTTTCCAAAATTTGCTGCACAGTATCCTGAACTAAAATACAAACCTGACCACGTAGGCCAAGCAAACTTCGATGGCACTCGTTACATTCATGCTTACTTTGATACAACAATTGATAAGGATTCTGAACGTTATCTATCAGAAGATTATATGTTCTGTCAGTGGTGGAGAAACATGGGTGGTTCAATTTGGTTATGTCCTTGGATGCGTACAGCACACATTGGAACCTATCACTTCCATGGAGATATGCCTGCTGTTGCAAATTATGTTGGAGAAATGTAATGCCTGAAATGTTGGAAGCTGGTCGTAAATACGATTCAAATAAACTAGAATATGGTTTACTTCCACCTTTAGCACTAGAAGAAACTGTTAAAGTTTTAACTTTTGGTGCTAAAAAATATGAACGTGATAATTGGAAAAAAGTACCTGATTCAAAACGCAGGTATTTTGATGCTCTACAAAGACATGTTTGGGCCTGGAAAAAAGGTGAAGTTATGGACACCGAATCTGGTATACATCATTTAGCACACGCTATGTGCTGCTTGATGTTTTTGTATGAACATGATATAATGTATTCCAATGAAAATTTTGTAATGGAGAAAAAAGATGAAACTATCAAATGAAACCCTAAGTGTGCTGAAGAACTTTTCAGCAATCAATCAGGGTATTGAATTTAAACAAGGTAATAAACTTACCACAATCTCAGCAGGTAAATCTGTACTTGCACAAGCAGTTCTCAAGGATGATTTCCCAGAAAGCTTTTGTGTGTATGATTTGAACCAGTTCTTGTCTGTATATTCTTTATTCAAAGGTGCTACAGAATTGGATTTTGATACTGCAAATATTATTTTTAGTTCTGGCCGTAGTAAGACTAAATTCCGTAAAGCTGCTAAAGAAATGATTATCACACCACCAAATAAAGAAATTAAATTGGATGATGTTGATTGTTCTTTTACTTTAACAACTGAAGATTATGCTGACATTATGAAGGCATCTTCTGTGTTATCTTCTCCAAACATATCAGTACAGTCTGATGGTAATTCCATTGAATTGGTATCTTATGATGCAAAAGATGATGCACAACACACCAACTCAATCAATGTTGGTGAAGGTAACGGTAAATCATACAAGATTGTTTTCAAAACAGAAAACATTAAGATGGTACCAGGTGAATATGCCGTGCAAATTTCTTTCAAAGGTTTTGCACATTTTAAAAACACAAAGGATGATATTCAATATTGGGTAGCATTCGAAAAAAATGAAAGTATAATGTAATGTTAATTCCATTTGTAGATGCCGAAACAGAGGGCACAATCTTTGTAAATCCAAAACAAGTAGCTGTTGTATTTGAAGGTAAGAATCCTGAAGGCGTTCAATTGACAATGATTAATTTGTTGAATGGTAATGTAGCAACACAAGAACCTTTTCTTGATGTTGTTGGTAAACTACAGGCAGAGTTGAAAAATGACTAATTCAGTACACACTCTTTTTGGAACATTTGATGAGAAACAATTAAAATCTCTTAGGGGATACATTGATGAGATTGTCCTGTGTATGAATAGGACAAAATCAAACAATGAATCTATTGGAGATATCCTTGATTTGGCTAATGATGAATTAAATCTTCCAAAAAAGATTATTCGCAAAATTGCCAACTATGAATTCAAACAATCTCTTTCATCCGATGTTGCAGAATTCAAAGAAGTTGAAGCTCTAATTGAAGGCATCAAGGATGCAAAATGAGTGAAGCGAACTCAACCATATACGTAAACAATCAGCCATATAGTTTTTATGTACCACCAAAATATTCTGGTTGTTATCGAATTGGTGGAAATTATGGGTTGAGTATTTCTATTGTGAAAAAACCAATATGGTTTCATCGTAAAATGATGGCTATGTGTCTTGGTTGGGAATGGATTGACGGTAACATTTTTTAGTTGACACAAACAAAGTTTTGTGTTATACTATATTTTTTTATATTATGGAGTTTGTGAATGGCCGATCATATGTTGTGGGTGGAGAAGTATCGCCCAAAAACTATTGAAGATTGTATTCTTCCGGATTCGCTGAAAGCAACGTTTCAGGAATTCGTCAATCACAAAGAGATTCCCAATCTCTTATTGTCTGGCACCGCAGGTGTTGGTAAAACTACTGTTGCAAGAGCACTATGTTTGGAAGTTGGTTGTGATTATATCGTAATCAATGGTTCTGATGAAAATGGTGTTGACACTATCCGTGTTAAGATTAAGAATTATGCTTCGTCTGTTTCCCTCATGGGCGGCCGTAAGGTAATCATTCTTGATGAGGCAGACTATCTGACACCGAATGCCCAAGCGATTCTTCGTGCGTCCATTGAAGAATTTGCATCCAACTGTTCGTTTATCTTTACTTGTAACTTTAAGAATAGGATCATCGATCCAATTCATTCTCGTTGTACTTGTGTAGACTTTAAACTGAATGGTTCTAAAGCTACTATGGCATCAAAGTTTCTCAAACGTATTACAAACATTCTTACACTGGAGAATGTTACTTACGATAAAGAAGTTGTTGTTGCCATAATCACTAAACACTTTCCAGACAATCGTAGGATTCTAAATGAACTCCAACGTTTCTCTATTTCTGGTGTTATTGATAAAGGCGTTCTTGGTTCTGTTGCAGATGTCCAGATTACAGGTCTAATTAAAGCATTGAAAGAAAAAGATTTTGCAGCTGCTCGTAAGTGGGTTACGCAGAATATTGACCATGACGCAACAAAAATCTATCGTAAGATTTATGACAGCCTATATGAATTGTTGAAACCGAATTCTGTTCCACAGTTAGTTCTCCATCTTGCAAAATATCAATATCAATCAGCTTTTGTTGCAGACCATGAAATCAATATGATTGCTTGCCTGACAGAAATTATGGTCGATTGTGAGTTCAAGTAATGATGGAGAATTGATATGAAATGGATGACACAAGAAGAAAAGATGAATGAACTTGGACTTGCTGGTGAAAAGATTGTAACCAATATGTTGAATTCTCTTGGTTCAAATTTAAAGATTGAACATTCTGTGGACAAGTATGACCGTGAAAAAGATATGCTTGTTGATGGATATAAAGTTGAAGTTAAGACACAAGTTCCTTTTGTTATGAAGAATGCTTTTACATTTTTACCCAAACAACTTAATAAGTGCCGGGGTGTAGATGTTCTTTATTTTGTTTCTGTTCCTCCACCAAGAAATGAAGATAAGTGGGCGGGATGGATTTTTAGAGCTGAGCCAAAAAACTTTAAAACAACATCTTACACCACTAGAGATGGCCGTAATATGATTTTAGTCCCTCGTGAACAAGAAGCTTTGGTTCCCATTCAAAAAATGTCAGATGAAGAAATCAAGGTTTTGATGCAATATACAGTTTCGGGTTTTTAATATGCCTGATTTATTCAAAGAGATTATTCCTTCCATTCTCCAGACTAAGAAGAATGTGTTTGAAGGCGAGTACTATGACGATTACAAACCTTTCTTGATTAATCGTTCCCTCTCTTATCATATGGATTGTATCTTGTATGCTAGTGAAATGAATAACTATCCAGAACTTGATAAAGACATGCAATATCACTATTTTCTAAATACTATTAGACCAATGAAACGGAAATTTCAACCGTGGCAAAAATCAGAGGTCCTAAAAGATTTAGAATGCGTGAAGATACATTTTGGTTATTCAAATGAAAAAGCCAAAGATGCGCTCCGTATCCTTAATGAAGAACAACTCGCTGAAATAAGAGCAAAAACAAATAAAGGCGGAATTAATAATGATAGGAATACAGGACTTAGTTGAAGTAACTTTAACACAACCGGACGATTTTCTAAAAGTACGTGAAACATTGACAAGAATAGGTGTCGCTTCTAAGAAGGACCAAACATTATTCCAATCATGCCATATCTTACACAAACAAGGCAAATATTACATTGTCCATTTTAAAGAATTGTTTGCACTTGATGGAAAACCAACAGACTTATCAGAAAACGATTTATCCCGTAGGAACGCAATTTCAATACTTTTGCAAGATTGGGGATTAATCAAAGTTGTTAACGAAGCACAAGTCCAACAACCTGAACCAATTTTTATTTCACAGATTAAAATCCTATCTCACAAAGAGAAAAATGATTGGCAATTAATACCAAAATATAACATTGGTTCTAAGAAAAAAATATAAATGCCAAAACAACTTGCGGCTGCGGCAGTAGTTTTAGCGTATAAATACAATACAGGCCCACCTTAGGGCCGTTTGATGCTACGGTAAAAAGCGTCCGGGCAATTGCACTGTCACCCGTTAGTTGGCCCTGTATTAAGTAAGCAGGATTATCGTTACGCCTTCGGGGTAACAAATTATTAACTCGCTTTTAAAGGAGCAAAAAATGCTATCATATGCAAATATGGCTATTGACGCCATTCAATCCGGTAAATCTTCTTGGGTCAA